CCATTCGAGCTTTTATTCTTGCATATTTTCTTTCATGTGCACGTTTGAGCTTAGCATTGTTATATTGGAATTCCATCATTTCGATTCCTCTTATTGCTCTTTTCTCATCCCACTTACAAAAATCAGCAATGATTTTACTGTCCCTTTCTTGATCTGGACGAGGACCCCATCCATACCATCCTTCTGTGGCATACTCAATACCACAGACCTTCCATTTCTCCGAGAAGAATTCATGTCTCCCTTCTGGGTCAATTACATATCGCCCTTTTTTTACCGTGTCATAGAAACAATCCAAGAGTAACAAACCTTTGTAGACCTTTGCTGTTACACTCCACTTCGTTTTTCTTGCCTTGGGAAGTTTCACAGTGAGCAGTTCCTGCTTGGGCCATCTCATATCCGAATCACCTTCCCTTCGCTGATTGTGTACATGCCCTCTGCCTCTTTTCGATCAATCGTAGTCCATCTGGCTTCCACAATTTTTCCCTCAGCGTTTTCCTGTAGCAATACCAGAATACTTCCTTCTTTTCCTTCAGCAACTGGACTATATCCTTTCACAATCACTGCACATCCGCTTTCTGCTGTCCCTATGTCTATCTTTACATTCACCTTTCCGATTCGATTAAAATAACGTGTCGGATGGACAACATAATACTTTGCCGCTGCTAGCACAAACTCACAAAAACCCAGACGTTTCACAAGATTCAGTTCAGTGCAAGAAATTTTACTATCTGTTCCGTCTTCGTCCAGATCTCCTCCTGCCTCAACTTGCCAATACTCTGATGTGTCCCAGTTTGGATAATAAGTGAGGCAATCCAGAGGATTTTCTGCACAGTGGAATCCATTGGCTACACAGTTTGCTTTATCGGTTACATTCATACCGACCTTAAACTGATATCCTCTGCAGGTCAGACCTTTTTGAAATCCCTTGTAAGCAATCATACTGACCATACCTCCGTTCCATCATAGACGTATTTTTCAAATTCTGTCTTGTCCATTGATAGATAGGATCGAATCAGTTTCTTTACCTGCATGTCCGTCTCAAATCCTGCTGCTGCCACTGGCTTATGCTCTCTCTCATAAAGCCTTCGTGCCTTTTTCCCGGCAACTGCCAGTGTAATGTCATGGATTTCCTGCAATCTCTTTCCCTTCTTCATGATCTTAATCTGGATCTCTTCATCAGTTGCTACCATAGTTTCTACCATGGCAATATATCTTGTTGGTCCCTGCTCCTTCTGCAAGGCAACTCGACCCATAGCTGCCGTTCTCTTTGTCGCGAGCTTGTCTATTATCCCATCTACGTAATCCTGCGCATCGTCTGGATCTAGTCCATTCTCCTGCGCAAGTGCCATCAAGCTCTCCAAATCGCCTTCATTTCGGAAGCCCTCTGCTGCTGCATTCAGTTCCTCTACCGAATTGAACTCTCCGAACTTATCAAACATGGCTTACCTCCTCTGCATAAAAGTCTCTTACTATCTCTTCTACTGACTTAAGAGAAAGATCTGGAATCGCCAGCTTGCCCCATGGTGTGATATCTTCTGGCATTCTCGCTGGAGCTTGTACAAGTGCTTCCATCAGCTGACCTAAGCAATCCACAGCTGACTTGTCTGAGCGCAGCACTGATCTTTGCAAGTTGTCATCGCTTCTCACCACATATCTGAGCATATCGACAATGCCGCAGATCATGACCGACTCTCTTGCATCAATCTCCTTTAGTTCTACGTAGATTCTTCCTGTTGCAGCTTCTTCCAGTGTTGCTAGCACAGCTGTTATACCTTCCATATAGCAATGTGCATCTGCGAGCATAATTCCATTTTCAATGCACAGCTCTTTCAGCCCCTCTTTATCGCCAAAATACTTTAATTTCTCTGCTTTCGCATTCAGTTCTTCCACTGTTCTCATTTTCCCAAATCTATCGAACATCTTGTTCTCCTTCCCTGAAGCAGGATCCATGCACCGTGATACAGTGTCTTTGTATTTGATTCCTCGATGCCATAAAAGGCATTGAAGCGGCCAATCAGGTGCACGATCTCCTGTTGTTCTTTATTTAATTTTGATTCAAAACGTTCCCATGTGCTTTTTCGCACAATTTCTTTCAGTTCTTCCCAGCTGTCCAGCCACGGCATTCCATTCGCAGCTTTATCCAGCTCATGCTCAATGGTCTCCATTTGCCGCTCCTTCCTCTGTACTCCATATACACCACATAGGGGAATTTTTCACGGACAACCGCTGTTACCTCCAGCATTTCCGACTCTCCGATATCAAGATCGACTTTCATTTTGTCACCGATCTGTGTCTGCTCCTGCATCTTTTCTGCGCCTTCTTTCAGGTGGCTTCTTTTTCTTGTTGTCTCCTGATAAAACTTTGTCTCCATCTGTGTCCTCCACACTGTCTGTTTTTATTAGCTTGTAATACTGATATAGATATCCGCTCACCTCAGATACTCCTGATACCAACGTTTCTTCCACGATTTTGTAACCCTTTGGCGGTTTTGGTACCTGCCGGAATGATTTTGCCTTGATCTTTTTTCTTTCTGGTTCAGGATTGAGCAAATTACGGCTGCAGGTGTACCTCTGCTTTCTCGTACTCTCCGGTTCCCGGAATGTCTTCTCAGTCTCCTTGATCAGATACTCGGCAAGTGCTTCATAGTCTCCTGACTCGTCTAACAGCTTCATGTCCGGGCGTCCATGCGGCCAGTGCTTTTTGAGCAGCTTTGGAGTTTCCGCGATTCCATTTATGACGATGTGGTGATGGATACGCTTTCCCTGCCATTCTGTCACCACTATGTATTTCAGCTCACTTCCAAGCTTGCGGTAATCCTCTCTCATCCCTCGGATGAACTTATCCAGCCGTCTCTTTGCCTCTTCCTGATTTGGTGCATCCCCTTTATAGGTCAGCGTAACAAAGTAATCATCCTCTCCGAAGTTTGCCTCCAGCTTTCTGGCTAACAGCCTCTTTGCCTGAAGATCATTCTCCTTCTTCTTTTGTTCAGGAGTCGGAGCTTTCCTCTCTGATCGCTTTTCCCCTTTGGCATACACCCTCCGTTGGTACTTCTCCACCCATACCGTTTTCCTGCAACGGTATATCTTTTGATAGTACATATATTTCTCCCTAAAGTTAGTGCCCTAATCAAGTCTCAACGGGAGGAAAAACCTCCCGTTTTTGCTTGCCTTTTCCAGCAGCTTCTGTTATACTTATATTATACTTTTACTTGTGCCGCTGACTGGGTTTCCCGACCCACAGCGGCTTTTTCAATGTACTGCTTATTCCATCGCCTCGGCCGACAATATGTAACTCCTCATCGGTCTCTGACAATACCAACCAGTCCGACCAGATCAGTCCGGCAGCCATGATAACTGCCTTCTGATCACGTGTCGGCTTTGTTGCTTTGCTTTTTCCCATTTGTGCGCCCCTTTCATCAGATCAGCGCAATGATCCATCCAAATACTACGCAGGCAACCGACCATGCAATTCTGTTAACCATATTTACGATTGGCTGCACCTCTTCCTCTGCTCTGCGATCCTCTTCTTCTGCCAAGCGACGGATGCGCTTGAGATTTCGGCTTGGATTATTCACGAAGCTTGGCACCTGCAGTTTCTTTTCCTCGGCCAAGATCACTGGCTCTCCATTCAGAATCTTTACTATCTCTACCATCTTTCTTCCTTTCCTTGAAGATACCTTAATAGCCTGCGAGGGCATTGACACACACACACTACCAAGGTATCTTTTCCTTGTCCTCTTGCCGTACCTGCAATACGGCAAAAATTGCCATCAGTTCACTTCTGCGAAATTTGCCAGGATCCATCCACCGATCGTTAAACGTGCCCAGCGGCATATTGATACGAGCTGCAAGCTGCATCTGTGTCATCTCTCTGCTTATCAGATACATCTTAATCACAAGCTTGAGCTGCTTGTTGGCTTTCTCCTCTTCCGTCTTCTTGGCTCTCACGGAGCTTTCACCTCCTGACTTTCTTTTTTGTCTACAGGTCGGCCGACCATTCCCCTCTGCCGGAATCGAACCGGCAGTACACCATAGGGGTAAATTTAATTTCTTCTAAAATAAATTACTTTCTTATCACATTTTTTCTAAATTTTTCTTTCCCTTGAAATATTTACGTCGCTATGATAGAATGCATTTAATATTTCAAAGGAGAAATGTATGTTAGGACTAATTGCTGATATTACTGGTATACTAAGTTTCATTATGTCTATTGCTATATTTTTCGTATCACATAGTCTTTTACGCGATATGGCAAAACGTCAACAGGATTATAATTCCAAACGAATTGACATTCAGTCTGATTTGATTGCACTCAGAGATAACATATGGAAAGATCATTTAGACAACCTAGAAATTCGAAGCCGTCTACGCCAAGCTCTCTATTCGTATCGTAATCAATACTGGTTAATTGCATTTCCGTTTCGCCTGTATCACATACAATGTAGCCTGCATTATATAAAAGGTCCTATAAAGCCTAAGAACAAAGAACGGCTTTGTAATCATATAGATTACTTAATAGGCAACATGGATAAGGAGGAAATAATTAAAAATGGATAACAACTTGCTTCTTGAGAAACTAATAAAAATGACAAAAGATAATTCTCTTTGTTGGGTACGATATTGTCAATCTCAAATTGAATTAAAACCTCTTCCTCCATCTCCATTGGATGATGGGCCGTTCAATATAGCAAATTCGTTTGCTCTGCTTAGTAAGGGAATAGATACCGAAAACAGTTATGTTTGCCACTATAATCAGGGTTA